CATTGGTGTTAACTTCACATCTGCTGAACTGACCATGCAATTAGACGACTTTGCAGAGCGTGTGTTGAAGCCTCGTATCAGCCAGTTGGCATCTTCTATTGATGCTGACGTCGCCAATGCCTATAAAACCATTGGTAACACCGTTGGCACCCCTGGCACCGTTCCTTCAACTTCATTGGTCTTGTTGCAAGCCCAGCAGAAGTTGAACGAAAACGCTGCCGTGATGTCACCACGTTACGCTACCGTCAACCCTGCGGCAAATGCTGGTTTGGTCGAAGGCATGAAGGGTTTGTTTAACCCTACAGACACCATTAGCAAGCAGTTCAAGAATGGCATGATGGGCACTGGCGTGTTGGGCTTTGACGAGATTAATATGTCTCAGTCAATCAAGCAGCACACCACCGGTTCACGGGACGCAAACGCATCCACGACAACCAGCGCTGCTGTGACAACTGAAGGCTCATCTACTCTGACTTTGGCTCAAGCCTCTGTGACCACTACCATCGCTGCTGGCGACGTGTTCACTATTGCTGACTGCTTTGCTGTCAACCCACAGACCCGTGAAACCACTGGTTCATTGTTCCAATTCGTAGCTTTGGCCGCCGCCACTGCTGTGTCTGGCACTTGGACTGTGACTGTTGCGCCTATGTACTCAGCGTCTAGTGCATTGGCCACTATGAACGTGTTGCCTGCAACTAGCAAGGCTGTCACTTTTGTTGGCGCTGCGTCTACTGCTTACGCTCAGAATTTGGTCTACCACAAGGACGCAATTACTTTTGCAACCGCTGACTTGTTGCTACCCCAAGGCGTTGATATGGCTGCTCGCGCTGTCCATAACGGCATTTCTTTGCGTATCGTGCGCCAGTACGACATCAATAATGACCGTATGCCTTGCCGTATTGATGTTCTGTACGGCTTTAGCACAATTCGTCCACAGATGGCCTGCCGCATCTGGGGTTAATCAATAAATCTCATTAAAGGAAAAATATCATGGCTCTTTCTAATGTTGGTGGTGGATACCAATTCACCGACGGCAACGTCAATGAAGTCGTTGTGGGTGTTCAAATAGCACCCCCTACGGCGACTGCTACGGCGACTCTAACCGTCGCGCAAACCACAAGCGGTATATTAGTGGGCAATCCGTCCACCGTTGCAGCAACTTATACGCTTCCAACCGCAGCGGCACTTGACGTTTTGCTTAACAATGCCAAAGTTGGTAGTACGTTTGACCTGACAGTTATCAACTTGGGCACTTCAACAGGGCTAATTACAATGGCTGTTGGAACGGGCATTACGGCAGTTGGTAACTTGATTGTTCCTATTGCGGGTAGCGCAGCAGGCGCTTGCAATACAGCAATGTTCGTGTTTCGCAAAACTGGCGACGCTGCGTACACTTTGTACCGCGTTGCTTAAACTTAAATGGGGGCTTTAGCCCCCGTTTTTAAAGGAAACAATTATGCCAAATACTCAAGCAGTAGGTGTTGCGTATAGCGACCCTGAATTCACTACCTGCTACGCTAGCCAAGAAATTGGCTATTCAACAGCAGCTCAAGGCGCTGTGACACAGCTAACAGACAAGTCCACAGGGGTAACTCTGAACAAGTCTGCTGGTCGTATCACAATGAACAACGCTGCATTGGCCGGCGCCACTGCGGTGTCGTTTATTTTGACCAATAGCGCCATTTCTATTAATGACACAATTATTGTGAACATTTCTAGTAATACTACTGGTAGCACTGCTGGGGCTTACACCACTTACGTTTCGTATTTGGCTGCTGGCTCTGCTTTAATAACTTTGCGGAATTTGACTGCTGCCACTTCATATTCTGAAGCTGTCATCATCAACTTTTCCATCATCCACGGCGCAAGCTAACCAAACGGGGGTCAAAAGCCCCCGTTCTTTATATGATCTATCTTCAGCACGAACTTCACGGTCGAAAAATAGCTTACATGGAAATGGAAGCTGAATTTGATGAAAAAAATGGCTGGACAAGGTATACTTTGGACACGCCTGTTGAGGCGGCTCCTGTTGCAAACGAATTGGAAGTTAAACGTCGTCGTGGCCGACCCAGTTTAGAGGCGGCAGAACAAGGAGCGTAAACATGGCCATATACACCGCTGGCGATCAAATCAATAGAGCATTGAGATTGCTCGGCGTGTTAGCCGAAGGTGAAACCACTTCCGCGTCCGTGTCTCAAGATTCCTTGATGGCGCTAAACCAGATGATTGACAGTTGGAATACTGAGCGTTTATCTGTTTTCAGTACCCAAGACCAAGTGTTTACTTGGCCTGCGGGTCAGATTAGCCGCACTCTTGGCCCATCAGGTAACTTTATAGGCAACCGCCCAATATTGTTGGACGACGCTACTTACTATCGTGACCCAAGCACTAATGTGTCTTATGGCATAAAAATGATTAACCAGCAGCAGTACGATGGTATTGCTGTTAAGACAGTGACATCTACATATCCTCAAGTGCTATTTATCAACATGACGTATCCTGATGTTGACATGTACATCTATCCTAAACCCACAAGGAACTTAGAATGGCACTTTATTTCGGTTGAAGAGCTGACCCAGCCTCCTAACTTGGCAACAAACATTTTGTTCCCGCCAGGTTACTTGCGAGCTTTCACCTACAACTTGGCTTGCGAGATTGCGCCTGAGTTTGGCGTGGAACCAAGCCCACAAGTGCAACGTATTGCAATGACCAGCAAGCGCAACTTGAAGCGAATCAACAATCCTGACGATATCATGTCCATGCCTTACGCTATCGTGTCCGCACGCCAGCGCTTCAACATTTTTGCGGGTAATTATTGATGAAGACGCCGATTCTTGGGTCGGCCTATGTTGCCAGAACTATAAACGAAGCAGACAACCGTATGGTCAATCTGTTTCCCGAAGTTGTACCTGAGGGAGGAAAAGAACTTGGTTTTCTTAACCGTGCCCCTGGCCTCAACTTTTTGCAAACGGTAGGCACCGGCCCAATACGCGCTTTGTGGGCGCATCAAACAAATGGCACCGACTTCTATGTTGTGTCGGGCAATCAGTTCTTTAAACTGACTGGCTTGAACGCCACCCCTACGCTGTTGGGCACCGTGACTGGCACAGGCCCCGTGTCTATTGCCGACAATGGAACGCAGATCTTTTTGGCTTGCAACCCCGACGGTTTCATCTACAACGAAGTCACCAACGTATTTGCCCAGATTACCGACCCTGATTTTGCTGGCGCGGTAACAGTAGCGTATCTTGATGGTTATTTTGTCTTTAACCAACCCAACAGTCAAATTCTTTGGGTGACGCAATTGCTGGACGGCACCTCTGTTGACCCTTTAGATTTTGCAAGCGCTGAAGGCTCACCCGACGGCGTGGTGGGTCTTATTGCTGACCACCGCGAATTGTGGGTGTTTGGCACTGATTCAGTGGAAGTTTGGTACGACTCAGGCGCGGCTGACTTTCCCCTAACACGCATCCAAGGCGCTTTTAACGAGATCGGCTGCGTGTCAGCGTACACCATTGCCAAGATGGATAACGGTTTGTTTTGGCTGGGTACAGATGCTCGTGGTCAAGGTATTGTCTACCGCGCAAACGGGTACACTGGTATTCGTATTTCTACTCACGCAATTGAATATGCCATTGCTCAATATGGCAACATTTCAGACGCTATTGCCTATACGTATCAGCAAGAAGGCCATGCCTTTTATGTATTGACGTTCCCAAGCGGCAACGCTACATGGGTGTATGACGTGGCAACGCAAGCGTGGCATCAACGAGCTGGTTTTAATAGTGGCGAATTCACCCGTCACCGCAGCAATTGCCAATGTAACTTTGGCGGTAACATCATTGTTGGCGACTTTGAAAATGGCAACATTTACACGTTTGATTTGGACGTGTACGCCGATGGCGGCAACATACAAAAATGGTTAAGGTCATGGCGGGCGCTGCCTACTAGCCAAAACAACCTCAAGCGCACCGCGCACCACACCCTGCAATTGGACTGTGAGACAGGCGTTGGCTTAAACACTGGTCAAGGTTCTGACCCACAAGTCATGTTGCGTTGGTCTGATGATGGCGGCAATACATGGAGTAATGAACATTGGTCGTCTTTAGGTAAAATTGGCGCTTACGGCCATCGAACCTTTTGGCGCAGACTTGGCATGACGCTTAAGCTGCGCGACCGTGTTTATGAACTCTCAGGCACTGACCCTAACAAAATTGCCATCATGGGCGCAGAATTGATTTTAAGCCCGACCAATGCCTAATCATGGCCACCAGTCCAAACGCCACCCAGATCACGCCCCCACGGGTGCCAATCATTGATGATCGCACTGGTGCGGTTTCGCGGGAGTGGTATCGGTGGTTTTATAGCCTGTACAACATTGTTGGTGGCGGCCTTGGCATTGTTCCAGTTGCTAGC